TAACCGCTACCAGCGCCATCAATATAAAGTTTAGCTGCTTGACTGTTTAGATAAAATGCAAAATCGTTGCCGCCAGTAGTAATGCTTACAGTTTCAATTCCTAAGATATTTCCTGTAGCATCTCTACCACTCCAGCCACCGCTTCTAATTGTACCAGGAATAGTTGTGTCAGTCCAGTCAATGGCATCAACAAATAACCATCTGCCATTGACTAGACTTCCACGTTCTACTTCAATACCTGCTTGTCCTGCGGTAATGCCCGAACCGCCTTCTCCGACATTTAATTGAATAATGTTATCTTCAATTGTCATGTTAGTAGTTTCAATTGTTGTAGTATTACCTTCAACAACTAAATCGCCAGTGATAACAACTTGACCGACTTCATTGCCTGTGTCAAGTGTAATTCTACCACCTTCTTCAGTAGTAATTTTATAATCACCGTTAATTCTTAGAAACTTTGTTGACATCTATATTCCTTAATAGTTGGGGGCCGAAGCCCCCATTATTTTTTTATATTGCAGTTAGTAGGATTTGATCACCCGATGAATCGTCATATTGCGACATTTCCCAAGTGTAACGGTTGCCACTAAAGTCTGTTGCTACACGCTTAGTAATTTTAGCAATAGCAACTTCTGCGCTACCATCGTTTAGTGTTCCTAGCATTTGAATCTCACCGTTTGCATTTGGTGTAGTTTCTACCAGTGTACCAGTTTTAAAATCTGCTGAATCTGGTCCTTTAATGCTTTCTCCGTCTACAAAGCTATCATCGCTTTCACTTAGTACAACAAAAGTTTTTGCACCGCGTTGTTTAATGATCATGTAGTCGGTTGCTAGTGCACCACCAAAGTAGCCTTTTAATCTAATACCAGCGTTTTCATCGCCTGGTGTGTTAGTGCCAAATGTTCTAATAACATCAACACCATTTACATCTTTTCTTAATGGACGTCCCATTGTTTTCTCCTTAATTGACGTTCTAGGTCTACGCTGCGGGTACAGCATAAGTCCGCCTTGCGGCTCGCTCTTAGACACAAGTATTTATCAAATAAAGAAAAAGCCCGACACAGTTAAGCATCGGGCTTTATAATAAAGGTGGGTGAAGGACTCGGGTTTACCTCCAACTAAGCGTCTAGATACCTATCTATCATATCGCCTAGCACCTTGTTCTGTCTAGTGTGACAGTGTGCGCACTGCTTGTCTCCAAACTCTACGCCGGGCACTACCCCTAACAAGTGCGCTTATCCTCTCTAGAAACAGGATTATTAGCGCCAACCCTTGTAACAACGTCTTGCTACAGTATTAATAATAACATCACTGCAACAAAAGTCAACCACTTTTTTACATTTTTTTAAATTATTTTTCTGCAGGATAGTAGTATGGACGATAAGAACGTGAGTTGTTATCAAACATGTTCTGTGTCATACCGTCTGCATCAAAGTTGCCTTTGGTGTTTGCACTTGCTGAGAAGTTCATAGAGAATGTTGCTACACCTCTACCTTCTGCGTTGCCATTCATTTGTGCTTCTCCACTGTTGCGGCCGTCTTGTACAAAGCTACCGTCGTCCATAAATGCGTGAGCAGGACCAAATGTGAATAGTACTGTGCTGATTGCGATTGTTGCGTATGCGATTAAAGTTTTCATTTCGTTTCTCCTATGTTATGAAATTTTAGTCACAAAAAAAGGCGACCTGTGTCAGCCTTTCTTGCATCGCTAACTGGGTCGCCTTCTTATTGTTTTTACTATTATACAGTTATTTATAATATTAGCAAGTACTAATTAACCTTTGTTGTCCAAAGAAAGATACCCCTTGTACAAAGAAAGACATCATTTAGTCAAAAAAATAGGCCCCGTAGGGCCTATTTTAGTTAGTTATAAAATAACTTAGCTGAAGCTTACGTTACCGTTAGTAATTGCAACTTTACCTAAGTAGTCAGCTGCGTTACCTAGTGAACTTGCACTGTTGCTTAGTTCAACATAACCATAGCGTGTCATGAAGCTTACTACTGGCTCGAATGTATCTGGATCCAGTACAACACCGCTTGACATTAATGGAATGTATGGGCAGTAGAATGCTGCTGCATCTGATTCGCTTGAACCTTTGTAACCAACTAGTACTGCTGCATCATCTGCACTGTATGTGTTTACATACACACGCATTGCGTTGTTTAGTGTACCAACCATTTTAGTGTTAGTTGGTGCTTCAAATGTACCTTCAGTAGTACGTGCAAACGCTGAAGTAGTTGCTGACTGTAGGATTGTAAGCGCGAATGGCGATACAACTGCCCAGTTACCAGCACCACGACGTGTGCGTTGTGCAATCAAGTTTGATACACGGTTGATTTGAACTGCAAGAGCTGCGTGTTCGTCACCAACAAATGTAGCTGTACCTGATACTGCTGCTTGGTCATATGTTTCTGCTGCTGTACCTGCAAGTGAGTCTAGGCTAGCTAGAACTTCTTGGTCGATTTCAGCAGTAATTTCTTGTGCTAGAGCAGCCATAATTTCTGCTTCAACATCAATACCGTGCATTGCTTGCGCATCTTGAGCCGCTTCGAATGTCCAGCGAGCTGATAGCTTGCGTGATTTCGCTTCGACTGTTTGCTTCAAGATTTGGATTGACATTCTGTTACCAGCTGTGCCTTCCATTGACGCTGTTGAGCTTGGTGCTGCGCTTGAACCTGCTGCACCTGAATAGCTTTCAGCAATCTTGAATGGTGAAAGTGCTTCTTCACCTGCTGTTGCGCCGTTATTGCCGTCTGCATAACGTACACGTAGTGTGTGGATTTGACCCACTGGACCAGTCATTGGCTGTACGCCAACTAATTCGTTTGCAATGACAGTTGGCATTACACGTCTGATAACTGGTAGGATAACTCTGTTAAGAGTTGCGACATTGCCAGCAGAAGTAGCACCTGCAGTTGCACTTTCACTCAAATACTTGCGAGTATTTTCTAGTGTGGAAGCCATTACTGCTTTCTTGTTACCTGATAGGCCTTCAAGAAGTGCGCCTTTTGTCTCTTGCCAGCGACTTTCTAGTAGTTCTGACATCATTTTCTCCTTAATTTAAACCAGCTAGACGCTTGATGTCAACAACATTGTTATCACTTGCGTCTGCTTTACTACTATTTGTATTTTCTCTATTGCCTGTTACTTCTTTGCCTTCTGATAATACTGCCTTCTGCTTGGCTGGAGAGCCCTTACTACCATTAATAACTGATGGTAAGTACTTGTCAAACGCCGCTTGTAATTTTGGTGTCTGAACTGATTCCAGTAAGTCTGTCATGATTTCTTTTTGATCTTTACTTAGTGGACCTAATAGATCATTAAGAGTATCTTTTCTTTGTGCGCTTTCTAGTACACGAGAAACTTCTTTTTGCTTGTCTTCTGCAAGCTTGATTGCTTTTGCATTTAAGACTTTTGCTTCTGCAAGTTGCTTGTCTTTTAACTCAACAACTTTCATTAGCTTTGCAGTTTCTGAATTTTCATTTAGATAGCTTGTACTGTATTCTGAAGCAAACGCTTCAAATAACTTACGACCAAAGTCGTTTTTACGAGCTTCATCAATGTCTTCTTTAAGTTGACCAATTTCTCCTTTAAGAGTCTTGTCAACAGTTTCAGAAATAAGTGATGCACTCTTTGAAATAAAGTCTTTTTTAACTTTTTCAAGGTGTGATTTGGCTTCTCTTACTAGACGCACTTTTGTTTCTGCTAAATCCTGCTTGTCAGCATGGAACTCAGCAATTTCTTTTGCAAGTGCTTCAACAATAAATTCTTGTAGCTTTTCAAAGTTTTCAGCAACCATTTTCTGATCTGAATGTAGTTCTGATACCTCTTTTGACAGACTATCAACTACAAAACGTTTCATTAGATCAGCATTTTCACGCATTGCAACAGCATATTTTGCTTTTGCTTCTGCTAGTTGCTTACGGTCTTCAGAAAATTCAGCAATTTCTTCCGCTAGTCTTTCTTCTAGCATCTTGTCAATTGACTCTACCATAACTGATTTGTCGTGTTCGTATTTTTTAGCAAACTCTTCTCTCAGTTCAGCAGTAACTTGCTGACGGTTTTCTGTAACCTTAGCTTCCCAAGCTTCTTGAATTTCAGTTCGCACTTCTTCTGAAACTACATCGTTTTCAAAAAGTGTTTTTAGTGCATCCAACATGAAATTTTCTCCTTCTTATTGGAGTCGACTGATGATATTCACCAGCGATTCTTTTAAATATTTTTGTGCCTTTGGATCTTCTTTAGTTGCCTGTGCTAGTTCGTAAGCCTTCATTCCTCCACGTGCATTCATCATATGTTCGTAGATTGGTGTTGGGTATGCGCCTGGCGCAGAAGGCTGCGCCACGACATCTACTGTAATTATTTCAAAATCAGAAACGTTACCGCTTCCGTCTTCTGAAACGTTACCAGACCCCCTAGAGCTAACGCCAAGTTTGACGCCAGACTCTAGCATGGTTTTAACTAATTGTCCCATTGGGGTTGGTAGAATTTTTAACTTTCCGTATCCATTTGGGCCATCCATCCACATTTCTGAGATCATATGGCTTACTCTGTCTAAGTTAATGTTAAGGCCTTCTGGATGATCAACTTCGCCGAGAACACTGTAACCTCCGCTAATTTGTTCATTGAGAGTTTTGACAGCCCTACCAATCTCATTTACAGGATAAACACGCTGATTAGCGTTGCGGACACCGCCTTGTATACAAATACCTTTCATATACAAGTCTTTCCCTTCATTAGCAGACTCAACGACCATTTGTGCTGCGTCAAATGTCAAATGCTCTCGTAAATAGTTATTCATCCTATTACGTCCTTAATTACTTGCCAATAATTGGCTTAGCATTAGCTCCGCTTTCGCCTGAGCCTTTCTTTTCAGCACCATGTCCTTTAGGCTGTGCCTTCATTGACTTTGATGCTTTGCCACCTGGTACATTTACGTTGCCGGCATTTTCTTCACTTGTTGAAGGATTTGCTAGTCCACCTTGTGTACCTTCTCCTTTTGACTCTCCACCGCGTAGGTTAGCTGTTGTGCCTCCCATGTCGTTTTTACCAGCAACTGCTGACTTTGTGTTGTCACCGTTGTCGCCTGAGCCTTTCTTTTCTGCACCGTGGCCTGCAGAAACTTTTTCAACATACTCGCGCATTGTTTCACTTGCGGTTTTTGCTGATTCTTCTACTTCTTCGTCAGCTGCTTCTTCGACTTCTTCGTCGTCAGATTCAAAAGCCATTGCTTCTTCTTCAGCTTCTTCATCTTCGTCGTCGTCCATGTCCATGTCCATGTCCATGTCATCGTCTTCGTCGTCGCCGTCCATCATTTTTTCAAATTCTGCTTTTAGCTCGTCTAAGGCATCTTCTAGATCAACTACACGATCTTCTAATTCTTCATCGCCTTCGTCGTCCATGTCCATATCGTCTTCGCCGTCCATTTCAATGTCTCCCATCATATCGTCTGCTGGGTCAGCCATATCCATTGGATCTGCTTCAACTTCAAATTCGTCTAGATCAAAGTCTTCTGACATTTCTTCGTCATCGTCGTCATCTTCGTCGGCGGCTTCGTCTAGGTCTTCGTCTGATTCATCAACTTCTTCATCAGTTGCTTCATCAACTTCTTCATCTTCTAGCTCTTCAGCTAAAAGATTTTCATAAATTTCTCTTGATTTTTCTACCACTATTTCGTGGAAAAGAGTTTCTGCTGCGTCACGGTCTTCGTTGACCAATAGCTCAAGCATTTCCTCAAACTTATTGCGATCAGTCATGATTTTTCTCCTATATAAAAATTTACCTGAGAACAGGTATGGCTGTCATAATGTATTTACATTATAGGAGAAAATATACGCAGAAATAGGCCTAAAACTGGCCAGTTTTAGTTTTTTAGAGGAAATTTAAGTAGTATATCTCTAAATTCCTCAGTATTTATGTGTTTGAGATTAGAAATATGTTGTAGTTTATCCGGAATAAACGTATAATCTACAGTTAATATTCTGTAATAATTAATATGTTTATGTTCTTTAATTGTTTCCATTGTTTGTCTTTCCCAATTTCCGTAATAGGTAAAGACATCATTTTTATTTTTGTAATTAGGAGTTGAACCGTATACATTGTTTAGTTTTTTATCTATACTAGCATAATCAAATCCAATAATAAAAATATATTCGTACTTCTTTTGACTTGCCATCCAAAGTGCAGTTGGACCGCTACTCCAACCTTTTGATGGATTAAAAAAGTTTAAGCCTTCTAGATCTTGATTTTGTTTTCTTGGATTTGTCCATACTTCAACCGTTTTCCATATTTCAGATTGATGTATTTCTTTAACCATTGGCGGATCAACAGCAATTAAATAGTCAGGATGATAGTCTCTATAAAGTGCATTACAACCGTAAACATCTCCATAGTTTTTTAATTTAGAAATATCAATTGAAATACGGCTTTTGCCGTTTCCTAAAACAAATGCAATAGACATACATT